TACAGGATCGGCTCCCATATCAATGTTCAGATTTTGAATGGTGAAGTCTGACACATCATTCATTGCAAAAACAAAATAGCGTTTCACATTTGCAACAGCACTTCCTGTAGCACCACTAAGAACATTTAGCCATTTGGTAGCTGGTTCCTTGCCCCATAGATATAGCTGTATGAGACTCGTAGGCACTCCACCTGATGCATCACCAAGGAATGTAATGTTGTCGCTAGTGATGTTAAAAAGGGAAGATGCTATACTCTCACCACTCTCTATCTCTGGATAGCCCCCTACAATGTCTACGTCTGCATCTGTAGGCCAGACATCCCATGATCCGGCTGGAATGTATATGATGCCCCCTCCTGCTGCCTGAGCAGCCGTAAGAGCAGCATTTATAGCAGGCCAATCATTAAGACCATCACCTGATACAGCACCTCCCGCATATGACCCATTAGTAATATTGTATGTTAATTTCTGTCCAGCTCCTAGTGTTGTGGTTGTTCCTGCCCCGTAAAGCCATGTCCCAAACGTGGGTGCGGTGCCGTTCTGGTAGTGGTCGGAAAGATTGGTGACTACCCCCACACGATAATAATAGGTGGTTCCTTCTGCCAGTCCATCAATGTCCACATAATTGTCAGCATTGATTCCGAGAAAACGGAAGGTGCCTGCTCCTGTGTTATCAGCAGCTTGGTTATTCACCATAGTAGTTGGTTTCACAAAGTTGGTGGTGGTGCTACGTTGTATCACCCACGGTTTACTCCATGTTTCTGCGTCTGTCCATGTAAGTGACAATGATCTGTGTCCTGCTTCAGCCACGGTCATATCGTATTCAGGGGTAACTCCATCTGATGCTTGCACCTGTTTGGTAGTAGCACTTGTTAATCCTGCATTATCCGTCACTGTAAGACCAATCGTGTAAGTTCCTACAGTATCATAAATATGAGATGTTGTTACACCTGTTCCTGTGGATGGTGTAACTGTAGCTTCTGATTGTGCATCCGCTATCTGTTGTGCTCCAAAGGCATCAGCTAATGGGACAGTCAGTTTTAGGTCGGTCCAGCTAAGGGCATCATTCGATCCTTGTATCTTTATCTCTGTGGGTGTCCAACCTCCTACATCTGCACCTGTAAATCGTGCTCGGTAATCAATGCTCCGAATTGTTTTAGGGGATGTAAGTTCTACATAAATCCATCTGTAATTGCCACTTGTTGCCGTAAAGCTATCCCAATAAAGTCCACTACTACTACTTTCTCCATTAAATGCATGTTGATTCTCATTCAATCCTGAGACGGAAAATGCATCTGCAAAAGAAGCACTAAATTCATCTGTCCCTGTCCAATCATCCGACTCATAGCCAGCAATGTTCCATATGGCCCAACGCGCTCCAGCATCATAACTGTCTGCTGTGGCTTCAAACCTGTAATACGTGTAGGCTTGTGCATCGGCTGTGGTGTCATCAAACGTCCAAGCATAGGAAGCTATAGTTCCGTCTGGATCTGTTGAAGCACTGGCATCCACGTTCACTGTAAGAGGAATGTTACCACTCGTGGGCGTAGCTGTGAATAAGGCTACGGGGGAAGCTGGAGCAGCAGCCACCTCTATTTGCTTCGTGGTGACGCTGGTTAATGTATCGTCGTCCGTCACCGTGAGCGTTATAGTATAGGTGCCTGCTCCTGTAAATGTTGTGCTGTCCGTTGATCCGGTGCCGCTTGCTGGGCTTCCTGTGTCAAAGTCCCATACATACCCCGCTGGGTCAGCTATTGTGCCGTCAGTGTCGTATGAAGCAGAAGCATCCACGTTCACTGTTAAGGGACTCGTGCCTGTTGATACGTCTGTAGTGAAGGAAGCTACAGGGTTTGAATTAACTACAGGTGTTGTGACATTCACTGTCTTTGGCTGCGTAATAGACGTTGCCCCATCATCGTCTGTCACCACTAAGACAATGGAATAGTTACCTGCTGATGTGTAATTGTGAGTGGAGGTAGAACCACTGGTGGTAGTGCCGTCGCCCCAATTCCATGAATAGCTTGCTATGGTGCCGTCGCTATCCGTCGATGTGGTGCCGTCTACATTCACTGTTAATGGAAAGTCACCTGTCGTTGGCGTATAAGTGAAGAACGCTTCAGGAAATGCGTTTTGAGCTACAGGAAGCGGATTATCGCCAGGGTAAGGGTCTGGATTAGGCTCTGTATAAGCAGGAGGCCATAAAACACTACCATTAACTATGAGATTTCCATTGATGATAAGGTTTCCATCTATTGTAAGCACAGCCTTACTAGCACTTGATCCTTCTAGGCCGTCCGTGTCAGGAGTTGGATCAGGCGTATTCTCTATAGGATTATCCTGCGCAAACAGGAAGAGAGGAAAAAGGAATACTATTAGTAATAAGCGCATTAGAATCCGTGGCTTTTAATATCTATTGTGTAAAATTGAAACGCATCTGAAGCATTGTCTACCGTGGCCAATAGCTTTAATTCAATATCACCATCAGTTATGTCGAGTGCATGAATACCATTCACCTGTGATGTTGTTGAATTATTCCAATAAGTTCCATGAGAAACCTGTCCTCCAAATCCTGTGCAGTTGATTTCAAATTCAGCTCTGAATGAACCAGTTTGTCCAGCCGTCCAAGTCATAGTAACTGGTGTGACTGTAGCACTATCATTATTCATCGTGAACTTAACTGTCTTAGCATCGTTAGTAGAGCTACCTGTTACCAATCCAGCTAGAACAACTTTAAATCCACCATTCTCATCAATCCTATCAACAGGAATAGTGGCACTCCAAATAGTTGTTTCACTGGTAGTGCCTGTGTGATCGCGACGATAAGAAGACTGATGGATCAATTGAGCATTATTAGAAATATTATCTCTCACCACACTAGGGAAAGTTAGAATATCAGTTCCGTATAGCTTCCATTTCACGGCGGCTAAATCCGTAGAGAAGGTTCCAGATGTATGTTCAACCAAGCAAATGTATCCCACATTAGACACTTTAATCACATCCCCTACTAAATATATCTTACTCGTCACCCAATTCTGTGTTGTATGTGCCACTCTGGAATACGTCTTATTGGTTCCAATTATAATATTGTCAGTGATTATATTGTCTCTAGCTCTGCCCACTTCTGCAATTGCATGATGTGAAACTGTAGGAGCAGTTAATTGAGACCAATTCATGACACGATTATTGGTGATGATACAATAGTTAGCTGCTACAGAAATAGCATTTACACTGGCGTTAATGACATCGCAATTATCAACAATTGATCCTGTGGCCGCTAAAGATAAAGCAATACCACTTGATCCTCTGTTTCCTCCATTAACAAATGTGTTAGTGATTTTATTACGCTTTCCAGCAACCCAGATAGAAGGGTGATCAGAACTAGCACTTACCAATGCCCACTTCACTGCTGTTAAATCGGTAGCAAAGGTTCCAGACGTATGAGCCTCTAAACATCTATAAGAATTTCCTCCATTTGATACAGTGTCATTTACAATATAGGCAGTGGACGTAACCCACAATGGAGTGGGGATATAATTTACACGGCAATTATCGACGATGTTATCGTGAGCACCTTCCTCGTTTAACCAGATGGCAGACACAGGGCTTTTGCCTGCATCTGCTGGCTTAGTCACCCGTATGTTTGTAAAAGTATTTTCGTTACATAAGTAGGCAAATTCTAAGCCTTCTTCCCTTGTCTCAATACGTATATCTGTAAATTCACAATAAGCACTTGGATCAGCACCAATACCTGTTCCTGTTTTCATACTTACATTGCGAATCCAGCTCTTGTATGCTGACACATAAATACCATATCCCCAGCCTTTGTCATATGCATCAGATGTGGTTTCCAGTCTTAGGTTTTCAATTCCCGCATTGCTGATACAATAAGGAATCTCTGCATTCTGGCCTGGTGACAATGTTCCAGTGTTAAGAACTTTCACTACTGGACTTCCAAATGCCGTAGCGTCTGTTACGTAATCATCTCGTAGTGGTTGTTCAAAAAACACTTGAGCTCCTATGATTTTAGTAACCTTAACAATGACAGAACTTAAATAATAATCAGCTAATTGGGGTGCTGCACCAGCACGTTTTCCAGAATTGCTACGTTGGCCATCTAATACTGCAATTAAATCTCCAACTGCAAAAGCAGACGCATCTCCTAACGTATCAAGAGTGACATAATTATCCCCCATAGAAGCATCCTGTATGTCATACCCTGCCTCGGAGAATACATCTGTAACTCCATCAATCCCTGTGTATGTTCCAAAAAGAATGGATGTAGTGCTCCAAAACAAACCTGTGCTAAGATTTGTGTTACTAATAATTGTGCTATCACCATCACCGCGAAGGACAGTGTTATCCCTCATTAAAATGTGATCGCTAATATTATAAGTTCCAGCAGGAAGGTATAAAACACCTCCACCTATTCCTTCTAAATAGTCTAATGCGGTTTGGATAAATGTCACCTCATCCTGAACTCCATCCCCTTTTGCGCCACCCCAAAGAGCATTAACAGGTGTAGTGAAAGTTCTAATTAAACGTCCTGTAACTACTGTGTCTGCTTTAAATACAGACAATCCATCGGCTGTAGTAGTGGATGTGGAGTTCCAAAATAAATCAGGTCCAAACTTTCCATCATTAGCTGTGTGATAACCATTGCATTTAACCCTCGCACCATTGGCCACCTGTGAGAAATCAAAGGCTTCCATCTGTGCCACCGTATCAAACTCTAATTGTGCTCTGCCTGATACAACACCATTAACTGTGACATTCTCAACAATAAGCGTGGTGTTATCCCATGTGCGTATAACATCCTGTCCAAAAAGGAATGTGGGAAGAAGGAATAGAAGGAATAGTTTTTTCATTATGAACTGAAATAAAATATTAGGTCAGAAGGTGTCTTGGTTGTTTTAACAATGATTTTTACAGTGACGTCCCGTGTAGCGGTGAGGGCAGTTCCTACAAGATTTATGATCACAAACTTTCCAATAGCCGTTATTGTAAAATCAACAGCTTCTGCCCCTGCCTTCCCACCAAGAATATTATCGGTGTTAGAAATGATAGTGGTGGAATCACCGCTCACATCTGTAATCAAATATTTCCTTATTCTATGACTTCCAAGAGCATTTACCACCCCATGTATCTCTATTTCTGTAGAAGTGTTAGAAATCGTGACGATAGACAAGCAAAGAGGCAGTGTAGAAAACGCTGTCATGCTGTATGTTCTACTTCCTGAGCCTGTCCCAGCCAATATCTCATCAAGGCTCTGCACCGTGGGATCTCCAGCGGCATCAAAGGCAAAATATTTATCCTTCCTTACAGAGCGCAATGGAAGTTCCTGGGCACCTGCTGTCTCATCCTCAGAAGGAGGAAACTTTAAACTTCTGTCTAATTCCTCCTGTTGTTGCTGGTCTATCATTCTGGCCTTGTCATGCCCGTCCTCATTCGTCTCTGGAGGAAACTTAGTGTTAGAAACATAGTTTCCTGTCTGTGTAAGAGGAACAGACCGTCTGATGGTCATGAAGTCGCCTATGGCCTGTCCTATGAACGTCACTGTGCAACCAGCCTCTACACCTACGTCTGACACGGTGTAGTCTGCGCTAGAGCCCATAGTAAGCGTTGTGTCTACAGCCGCCCTTGTTCTGATGACAACAATGTTAGAGGCTTGTTGAACGTGTATCTGCGTAGCCACTGCGTCTGTTCCTGTAGCTAGTGTTACCTGTTTCTTAAAATTTGTAGACGTTACCATGTTTTTATAGGGCTAATCATTATACTGTGGTCTTTCAAGTTTAATTGTCTGAGTGTTCTTGCACGCCTATTCCTAATGCGGTCATTGCGGCGGCGGCGGCGGTTTTGTCTACACGATGAGTATTTACCCATACATCACGTGTTTCCTGAACAATTAATGGTGCAATTCCTCTCATTATAGTTTCTCCAACTCCTTGTTCTTGCCCAATAATATTCTTACCTGTAATAAGAGTCATAGGAAGATTAACAGCAGGAGATGTTTTGTAGTTTAAAAACCTATTACCAGCATCCCATAAATCTATGTCTTCTTCTAATTCTCTAATTCCTGTAGTATCTCCTAATGATAATATAGCTTTTAAAACCAATCTAGCAGGCTGTAATAGTCCTCCCCATATATCAATACGGGTGTCTCCCCATACAATTTTACCAAAATCTGAATCTTCAGGATCTAATCCTACTTCTAACCCTGCTAAACTAGCCATAGTGAGAACAGCCATTCCAGTCATTACAAATGGAATAAAGTCTTTAAGTATTTCATTCCTCACTAACGAATCTTGCCAATTTTTTACCACCTGCCAAGGAGCCTGAAACCTACTAATAGCAAATCTAGGAGCAAAGAATATAGCTGAAAGCTGACGACCTACAGCAGTTAATTGCGCTAAGTCACCACGACCACTAGCAACATTGATGTAATGTGCATAAGCTGCTCGTTGCTCATATGTTGATTCAGGATGTTCTTTAATAAAGGAATCAAACTTGGCTATCCGAAACAAATTAAGACCTATTACCATATTACGTTCAGAACCTCTGGAGATTGATCTATAAATAGGCATTTGGTCTATTAATCGAGATAAGAACATCTCTTCATTTTCGTGTATTCCTTTATCGAAACTGCTCAACCATAGTCCATGCTTATCGCGTTCTATTTGCTCAGGCATACCTCTGTATGTTATATCTAACAGAAGTGCTCTGTCATGGTCAAAAGTTGCATTAAATGCCTGTCCAAATATTTTAGCAGCAAGAATAGGATTTCTAGGCGCAAATATACCAGCTTGCCTTAAAGCATAGCTAAAGTCAGCCATAGCCATCATAGCACGTGATGTATAAAGAACTTCCACCATTCTACCAACAGGTGTATTCTTCTTTAAATCTGCCAATGTAGAATCAATCTCTTGTTCTAACTTCTTCTTTTCTACTAAGGCTTGTTTTAGTTCCTCATTCATCACTACACGTTTACGTGGTGCTGAGATTTTATAATGGCTTGGTCCTAGTCTTAGCTGTTCCTGTAAATCAGATATAGCATCCAGCGTATCCATGAGTCGTTTTAATTCATGGTATTCCTTTTTAGCAGCAGTGATGTCTCCACTTTCCTTTCTTTTTGTTTGGATGTGGCGATAGCCTTTTGTTAGTTGGTCCTGAACCTCATTTATCTTTAAATGAATCTTCTTCAGTTGGGCATCGTCCTTCACTGTATTATAAGCAGAGGCTTTAAGATTATTTAATAATCCTCTCAAGTATTTAACCTTCTTAGTGGCTTCTTTCTTATTCATTGGAGCATCAAAGTCTCCTTTAATAGCATCAATAATCTGACCTTCCAAATTAGCCTGTGTCTTTAATTCTCTAATACGCTTAGTAATTTCTTTCTCTACACGTTTAGTTTCAGCCTTAACACGACCACCAAGAGAATTGAATATATCACGCTTAGAAGCTTCTGGAACATCTTGCTGAACTCTTCTCACCACTTCCTTTAATGTCGTGGCACCTTCCTCAATGTGCGTAATAGCAATACGTGAAAGAATATTAGAAATCTCTACAGACAATCCAATGGTATTGGTAATGTCATTTATTTGCATTCCCAGTTTACGTAATTCCTCTTTCAGTTCTTCACGTTCCTGTCTGGCTGTATTCTTTTTACGTTGATTCTTAACGCCTGCAAATTCCTTCACAGCATTAGCTGCATCAAATTCTTCTTTCTCTAAGGCTGCCTTCTCTAAAGCGGCTTCCAGTTCAGCTATTTTAGCTGTCTGCTCCTTCACCTTAACGGATAGAGTTTGTAATTTGTCCTTTTCTTCCTGTGTAAGACTTTCTCTTTTTAAAGCTGTGGCTTTGTTAGTTAAATTAACCAACTTATAACGCTCTTTCTCTATAGCTATCTTACGAGCATTTAAGGCCCTACCAATTTCTGTTCCACTTAGCCTACTAGCCCTAGTGAGAACATCTATATTAGCTAAAGTGGCCTTAGCCATATTAGAATACATATCACCATTCTCGTTAAGCCCTAATGCATATTGCTCAGATGCTTGTGCAGACTGTTCTTCATATAGCCGTTCCAGTTTAGCTTCAGCCAACACCATAGCATGATGCTCTTTAGCAGAAATAGGGACAGGTTTCTTTATTAGTTCTACAGCAAATCCTAATGCCTGCTCATCTAAATTCTCTTTAATCACTTCCTGATAGAGAGATTCGCTTGTTTGTCTTTGCGCTGGGTCTAATGCGTCCAGTCCAAGACGAGGGCGTATATCATCATCAATAGAGGCATGTTTAAGCTGTGTAGTTCTTTTAAGAGGCTTCTCATCCTGTGCAGCACCAGGAGCAGGCTTAGGAAATGGAATGATTTTAGTTTCTACACCTTCTATTTCCTCTGCTGTAATATCTTCAAGAGGTATATCTACAGGCTTAACGGGAATATCCACCACTTTATCAGGGTCTATGTCCTTCCCCATTAAATTGTCTACAAATTCCACTTGTGCAGCCGAGTCTCCCTGCGCGGCTCTTACACCAATTTCACCATAGCGTTCTTTTATTTGATCCTCTGTGAAATAATTAAGCATCCCATCCCATTGCTGAGCACTAGGAACAGCGGGCATACCTGGGCTTCCGGCATTCAATAAGAAATCGGCTGCCTTTAATCCAGCAGCAGGAATAGAAAAGGCTATAAGTTCTGCTAGTAATTGATCCTTAGAAGGCATTGCCCAATCCTCTAGGCCCACTAATGCTCTGGCTGCATCGCCTGCACGTTCCTCAAGCATTTCACCTAATGGACCGTGATAACCTGTTTTATTCACCAGCTTAGCCAAATCAGCCACTTTCTTAGTGGGATTGGCATTTAACATGGCTCTAGCAAAAGCTGACTTCACAAGTATTTGCTTAACACCCTGTCCTAGCGGCTTAAAGGCCCCTCCTACCATTTCTGAGGCCACTTCTATGTATGAGTCTAGGATGGTCTCCTTAAAGGCTTCAGGGACGCTCTTACCCTCTCCTGTCACAATCATGCTGAGTTCACGCTTCTCATTAGCTGTGAAGCCCATATCAGGCGTTAGTTTGTCAATGAATGTCTTGGGAGCAAAGGGAACAGAAGCTACGGGCGTTCTGGCAGCAGCAGCTATAGCACCACCAGCCACTTTCGTAATACCTCTTGTAAGTAAATTCTTCTGTATCTTCTCTTGAATACCCTTACTAACAACAGCGTTAATACTCTTCTTTAATCCGGCCTTTGTTGCTGTTCCTGCTCCTCCACTAAGAAAAAAAGATAGTCCAACTTCTGGAAGTTCTGTCAGAATACTTCCAACCATTCCACCAACAGTGGACGGTCTTTGCATTTCTCCTACATTCTGAGCGAGTCGTAAGAGTTGGTTATCATCCAACAATGAAGGGTCTTGTTCAAATGCTTCTGCTAAATTAAGAGTGAGCTGTAATTCTTGTAACTCTTTAGGGAGGTCAAGCACAGGAACACCACCATCTTTTAATGCCTCTACGAATCCTTTTGGATCTTTTGATTTAAGAGCAGCCTTAGCAAAATCTTGATCTTTATTATATTCGCTTAGCTTCTTGAATAATTCTCCAAACCTTTCAGGAGTCATTTCCTTTGGAAAATCAACAGGGAACATCTCTACAGTTTTGCCATTAATGCGTATTCCTGATGCTGCCAATTCAGCTCTGGCTTCCTTGATTTGCCTTATCTGCTTGAAGTGCCCTGATATATGCTGCCAATCAGCTTCGTGATTACCACTATATCTATATTCCTGTGAAAACTGTTCGTAGTTATCAAATATTGTTTCTTGCTTCACTCCTGTCTGCTCGGAAAGAAACTGACTAGCCTGAACCTTTTTAGCAGAACTAGCTAATAACATCCGGTTAGGAACATCCATAGAGCGAAGATCATTCCTCCATGTATTAGGGGAATTAAACATCTCTTCAGAAGATGGTAATGGAGGACGTTCTATTACAGGTTGTTGTTCAACTTCAACTGAAGGTTGACTAACCTGTTTTTCTAAAGCCGTTATCTTTTCTAATAACGCTATCTTTTCCTCATACTGTTCTTTAGTTAGTTCCATTATTGTCCAAACTTCTGTTGGTATTCTTCTTTCAAGCGTTTTAATTCTGCTTCTGCATCTGATAATTTACTTTCTTTTGCCTTACCAACATCATTGCCTCTTTGAAGAGTTCTTCCCTTGGTCTCTTTAAATTGCATCAATTGTCCAGTGACAGACATTTTACTCTTGGTATATGAGTTTTTTATAATCTCACCAGCCGTTCCTGCATGAACTCTATCATACAAGTCGTCTTTCATTTGTTTAGTAACTACGCCTTTGTTCTCTCTGTATAAATCAGCAAGCCCAACTTCAAGTTGAGTAGTCCATTTAAACATAGGAAAATCACTTCCTGATGCTTTAGAGAAATTGATAATCTTAGTTACCATTGATTGATAATCAGAACTTGCTGATTCAACCCATTCGTCATTACCTAAATTAGCTATCTCTTGTCCCATCAAATCGCTAAAAAAAGCACTATCAGGAACAGCAGTTATAGTTAAAAATGTGCCAAGAACCCTACGTTTTATAATAGACCTAGCATAAGGGTCGGTAACTATTCTATTAAGACGTTGTTCAACTTTTTCCCAATTATTGACTGATACTTCAGCCTTTTCAGAGTTTTCTGGATCTTTTAATAAAGGTTCTATTTCTTTAAAGATATTATTAAATTCTCTATTTACATACTCTTCAGAAGCCTGTTTCCCTGCCAAATCTACACGAGTGTTTTCTACTTCTTTATTAACTTTTTCAATTTCTTCTTTAGAAGCGACATCTCTTTTAATTAAATCTTCTGCTATTGCAGGATTTATAGGGTTACCTGTTCGTTGTGCTTCAAACACAGCAGCTTCATACATTACTCTATCCTTATAAATGCTTCCTAGATTACTATTAATAACGTATTGAACAGCTCTAGTTCTTGCTCTTGAAAGTTGATTGTCAGAAGAATCTAACTGTTCTTGAGCATATTTTAACTGATCTTTAGTAGTAGAGTTTTTTGCAATTACAGTGAGTTCATCATATCTAGCTTCAGCCTTTAGCCCTGATAATAGGTTATCCAGCTCCTCAAGACTTCCCATGTGCTTAGACATTTCTTTCTCGATTGCAGCTATTTCTGCTTCGCTTCCAGGATCGCCAATCTTATTTACATAATCTTGTTTTAGTCCAGTGAACGCTATTTCATGCGTTTTTACCTGCCTTACTTTATCGGCATATATTTCAAAGGCTTTTTGTTTAAGCGCAGTGTCAGAAGATATTTCATTTAATTCTAACATTGCTTGAGCCTGTTGCTCTTTAGACAAACCGCTAGTCATTGTCTTCAACTTCTCAAACGCTAAACTACGTTCATCCTCTCTCTGTGTAGCTAGATTATTAGCTATTTCATTAAAATCACCAGGGTCTCCTGTAGCACTAGCTTTATCAAAAGCCCCAATTGCTGCTGTATCTGCAAAGTTTTGTGTAGAATTATAAATGGTTTTCTGGGATTGAAACTCATCCCATGCAGCCGTTTGTTTAACAGCATCCCTTCTCTGTATCAACTCAGCCGTAATACCAAGTCCTGTCTGTAGCATACTTGTAGCAGCCCTACCAGGAGCAGCAGCAGCATTCGGGTCCATACGTGCAGCAGGTCCCACACGTGAGACATTAGGGATATTCGGAATAGGAATGGTAGATCGTCTAGGCATGTTAAATATATGTTGCTGCTATTTGACCAGCTCCACGGAATAAAGCCTCTCCAGCTTTGTATTTACTGGCCTTCCTAGCTTGATTGCCAGAAAACCTGTCCATTGCTGCTTGTGAACGTAATTGGTCTTGTCGTCCTTGGGACGCACGATTCTCTTCAAACACTTCCAATTCCAATCGGCCAGCCGTTTCAGCAGAGGCTATTAATGCACTTCCTGTTGATACATCTACACCTGCTCCTGCTCTACGTGCTGTTTGATTGTCTAGGATTTCCCGATTAACCACCCGCATTCTACGGATTTGTTCTTCGGTTTGGCGTTGTTCTACTTCTGCCTGATTCTCTGAAATAGCCGCATTATATTCTTGAGCAGCCTGGATAGACTTCCCTTCGGCTTTGGCTCCTTGGTATCCTGTGTAAGCCGAGGCTGCTGTAAAAGCTGCAAATAATGTGCTCATGTTAGAATATCTTATATTTTACTATAAGAGAAATAATACTAAGTGGTAAGGGTTGCTTCTGTGAAATAATAATTTTGGGATCATTGTTTTCCGGTTCGTCACCTAATGTAGAGTTCCAATTGATACGCTTCTCTCCCGTAAACACCGGAACAGCTACGTCCATAAGATCTTCTGTAGAATTAAATGGATGAACGTCTTCAACCGTTCCATTGCTAATAGAGCAACCTACAGACTTATTAACCCGCAGATTAATCTCTGAAATCATTTTCTTATGACCTTGGCTACTTCCAATAATACTGTCTATGTCCAATCGCATTGGCTCATATACAGAATAATAAGGGATGCCAGCATTGATTAAAACAGCAGGAGTGGATATTAACACTTCGCCTGAAGAATCTACCGTTGCATTATTCTGCGGACTTCCATCACCTAAAATACTCACTTCTTCACCAGCCAAATGCAATAGACCTGTCACTCTGTTTGAAATTACAGTTCCCATAACTGTAGAACTTCCAGGATTAGGAGCTATAGCAATAGTGAATTGATCGTCTGCGGGAATAGTTAAAATAACAGCATTGGCCTTATTGTATTCCGATGGGGCCATACCGTCTAAAGTAACTTTATCTCCCACCTGTAAGCCATGATCTGAGGCAGTTGTATAAGTGGCTATGTCCGCTGACCATGTAGCAGCAGTAATGTCTAGGTTATTATTATATTCTAACCCACAATCCACATAATATGCATCTCTGATTTGAGTCCATGTATCAGGAGAAAAGTATTCTACAAATCTCTTAAGGGTTCCCGATAAATTACGCCTCACTGTGTTATAAACTACATCATTATCGCTCCCCCGTAATATCGCTACACTTTCATAATCTGTTTCATTAGTGCTCATTGCTGAAGTGAAGCTGCTCCATCCGGCAATGTTTTCATCTCTACCATACACAAGGACACCCATATCGCCGTTGCCCATAACACAATAGATGTATGGTTCTCTCAATTGAGAGTAAGCAATATCGACAATGCCTCTTTCAGCTATTTCATCATTGAGCCTGTTTAAATCGTTCGCTTTGTAGCCCCCTGTAACCCCCGCTGTGAAGTCGTAGGCTATTTCGCGAAGTCTACGTCCATTACGTTCCACTCCGGCGAATATAGGGCCGATTATGCGAGGTTTAATGTGGTTAAATCCAATGGCTTCCTGTGACCTGTAAGCAGCATTAGTGGGTGTAATAGGAAGGTCATCAGACCCAGAAGAAAGGATTCCATATTCTTTTCCTGTTCCAATCAAAATACTCTTACCGCCTATAATCCATTCAATAGGATTTTGCTCTGTAGCAGGAATACCATAGGAGAATGCATGGGTGTCATTGATGCCGTATTCAAAGTTGTAAAATTCTCCTATCCTCGATCCCCATATCTTTAAGGGCTCATCAATATTACCGGCATACACAATACGCTGTTCATGCATGTCACAGGTTCTTGGATAGCCTCGTCTTGGCGACCAACTGGATTCAGCCCATAAGTCTGTGGCTCTTGTTGATTCAAATTGGTCTACTACAAGAACATCTGCTATAGTATCACCTCTATAGGTGGTCATCTTCCCATAGCCATAAATATAAGCAGAAACAGCTTCTAATGTAGCAGTGGCTTCGTAGGTCGAAGTAGGCGTATGTGCTCCAGATCCCGATCCATCTGTAATTTGTGCGCTGTCTGAATATATAAGTTTTAAATCAGCAGAGACTTCATTGGTTCCGGTGGCTAATAATGCTCGACGGCCATCTCTTACAATAGCCTCATAAACTGTTTCTTCGATAGCTGTTACAGGATCAATTCTCTTCACCTGTATCTTGCCGTCAAATGCACCTTGTGTTGATAAGGTCCAATCGCCTAATACATTAGTAAGCGTAACATTGCCGTTAGTTGGCGTGTTTGCTGTGTTTAGCAATTGTAATTCTACACTTTGTGATTCTCTCCGATGACCTAAACGATAATGACCATTTACATTTGCTGTAGTGAACACTTCTATCTTCTCCCAATTGGCAGCAGCCAAGTCTGTAGAGAATGTGTTTGATGTGTGAGCAGCTATACATTTGTAAATACTCCCATATACAGATGCCGTTGCTGGTGCTGATACAAAAGTTCCTGGGTCTGGTGCTGTAACAACAATTGTGGTGGCTGTAACAGCATCTACAGGAAGTTGTGTAATATTGTAGAGAGAAGGGTTTACCCCTCTTACAGATATTATATCCCCTGTATTAAATGGATGACCAGCAGTCACCGTAAATGTTATTTGTCCAGCAGTCCACGAGCCTCCAGTGATGATAGCCTGCAATTGTAAATACTGCTCCACTTTATAATAAGTGGCTGTAGCCCATCCAGGGGCTTTTGCTTGCAACTCCACGGTAGTTCCAGCTCCTGTAGTGCCTGTTGGCTGCAATGTTATAGCTGAAACATTCTCATCCCTGAATGGAGGCAGATCAAATACAATAGGGGCTATGTCAAATGTTGGAGTGGTGGTGAGTCTGCGTAAAATATATGGCTCATAGTCTTTGTGTGTCAGATAGACAACATCATTAACCTGCCTGCGTTGCACTTTCCTTAAATCAGCTTCCGCATAGGGAGTTACTAATTCAAGGGGTTGAGTGACTTCTCCTGGAGTTGTGAGAACTCCTGGATAGGCTACAGGACCTTGTAACGTAAATTGATTAGCCGCTGGAATGCTTAGCACCCTGCCTGAAATGTTATAACCTGTAGGAACTAACCCTGATACTGTTACATCATCGTCTACGCCAAGAACATGATTAGTTCCTGTAGTGTAAGTGACAACACCTCCAACAGCCCATGATATTGCTGTAACCGTGTTAGCATCTCCAGCAACTCTGGAATACCCATCATAGAAACGTAAATAGTTTTCACCTGCCTCGATTATATATCCTACCTCAGAGGAATATTGAAATTCCCATACTACAGCAAATCCATTGTTCTTGGTGTTATTGATATATTTACTGCCTGGTCGCCTCTCTATCATCCCATATGGACGAATAAGAAAGTTCTCTAACTGTCTACAGGCATAGCTGTATTTCTCAAGGTCTATGCGACCGTCCAGCTTGGACGACCATATACCACTATTAAAATTAAGAAGGCTCTTTTGTGTTTTTCTAGCCATTATCCAGGTTGTATTTTTCTGGCTGCTATCCAAGGGCTATCCCCTACAGGATTATAAAATCGTTTGCGACGTTCGTTAGCGTCTATTTTTTGTGCTTCTGGCAAATCAACACGCTTAAATCGTTCTGCCAAGAATCCACCAAGTTCTGTGTCTTGTGAAAGACGAAAGGCTAATTTACTAGCCAATAATGTAATGACGCATCTACGCAATAATGGGTCCCATTGTGGGACATTCTCATTATAGCCTATATATGTAATTTTACAGGAGGTTGCGTCTGTGAGAATATCTCTACCCTCAATCTCGTAATAGTCTTCTTTGTAATTTGATGTGTCGTCGTAGCCGTTCACCGTCATAAGCCTTACACATTGTGTAGGGAGGGTGTAGCTATAATCCCATCCAAATACAGGAGTGTCATTTAAGGCTAATTGCTGCCTGGCTTTTAAACAATTCCAAGGATGCAAGCGCATCACTTGTCTAGCTGTAGGCTCGAATAACAACTTACAAGAACGAGCTGCGTCATTCGTTGTATCATTAATGTCTACGATGACACTCTGACCTATTTCTGCTAGGGCTTCGTTGCAAATGGATGTGGGCATTTATTTAGGGTGTTAAAATAAAAGGGGAGCAAAAGCTATGAACTCCTGCCCCCCAATTATAAGACATTTAGCGAGAAAATTACGCTTCAATAATAGCAATATAGAAGGTCAAGACACCGGCACCAGGTGTGCCAATAGCCTCGATGTCAGCAGTAACATACTCGTCTACGGTGAGAACATAAGGAACAGTGCCGTCAAAATAGAATGTTCCGGCAGTTGCTACATCAATAGCAGTTCCAAGAGCACTGGATGACGTAGGCGTTCCAATATTAATAGTTGCTGTTGCGCCAATACCACCATCAGTGGTGACGAAACTAGAAGCAGGATCAATAATAGTTCCTGCTGGGAGCCAATCAAGAAACATATCATCCTCGTCAACTTGTGTGCCGTCGAGTGTAACTATTGCTTTGATGAGGCGTCTCACAACACCACCACTACCAAGATTCTTAGGAGCGTGCGGAGTTGATCCGGTTTGATTTGAATAGAAATCAGTGGCCATAATTTAAGTCCTTTCTTTTGATTACAGACCTTCAGAACATTTAACAATAATAGAGCTATTGTTAATACGACATGAGCCTAGTTTAACGGAAGGACGAATCTGAAGAGCATGTGACATCTGTGGAAGCACGTCCATATGAGTCTTCATAGCTGATTCGGCGAGAATAATGTCTTTCTTACAAAAAGCGAGACATTGACGATCATTGAGGTCAGAAGGATCATAGGTTAAATCCTCATACTGAATCCAAGTGTAACCAGCCCAGAACGTGCCGTGAATCTGGCCGTTTCTTACAAGCATGGTGTTTGCATAGTCCCGATCAGTTGCTTGAGCAATAGACATAAGGGCTTTCTTCTGGTCAGCACTAATAGCAAAATATCTACCGTCCAAAGGAACACGTAGCTGATCTTGCAGGCTAGTTGCTTCCGTCACTTTCCACCAAGTCAGATTTTCATCTGTAGCAGCGGTTTCAGCATCGGCTGCAATTACATTAGCGGCTGGGAATGTTTCAGTGGTTCCACCAGATTCACCCGTTATGCGAGTGCCTTGGATGGCGTTTCTTACGTATTCGTCACGGAGACGATTGTAAGCGGCTGCTTGGTCCTGCATAATGCGGGAGGTGGGCAATACAATAGATGCCAAGAACTCATTGTCCCATTCATCTTGTAGAATTGGCGCGTCCCATTCTTCAGGAGTTAGCCAGCTTTTAGACGTAGAGTAATCGACGTAGGTAGTTTCAGGATAGCGGGCGGTCTTACGCTTGTAAGTAACCGTTCCACCAATGTTATACCATTTGCGATCACCCGTTGCGGTGTCGGGAGTAGCACCAGGAACCATCCGAGCTTCGGCGGTCTGTAATGCACTTACCCAGGAGTCATCCCACGTATCAGGGAAATGCTCAGGAATTGTAGGTGTGGACATAATAAATAAAAAAAATGAATTAACGATTTGGTTAATCCCTTGCTTTTCGATTGTCCCACAATTGGGATTCTACTCGTCTTGGGCCTGTATCTGGCAGGGTCCGAAAACGGTTGTCCTAAGATGTTTAATAGTCCTACACCAATCGGTTTTGTCAAATCAAGACAAAAATTCAATCGGTATTGCTAAGTTAGCCGTTTCTCTTCCTAGCAAGCTCATGAAACTCCTCCTGCAATTGAAACATGCGCCTTGGATTGTTCTCTCTTTGAAGGAATATTTTGGAATCCATAGTTTCTCCTGCCAATAACTCTGCATAACGCTTGTCATTAGGATTACCAGGCCCTGTCATCACTTTACTTCCGTCCACATGGGCCGTTTCGCCTAGCAAATCTTGGAGCCTATACGCTAAGTGAATGCCTTCAGCACTCTTCTTAACATTATTGAAATCGTAACCCTGTTTTTCTATGAAACTTTTTATTTCTGGAGCTACAGCGTCAAAGTCTACACCATCATCTTCAAAGAGTTTATAAGCTGACTCTGTAATATTCTTTATTTCAGCTTCTTTTGCTCGTGCTTCAATTCCCAATTGAAACTCCATCATGCTATTCACCTCTTCAGCCGTATGGCCGTGTTCGTGAGCATATTGTTTTAGCAGGGCTTGATTCTCTTCCGGCATCTCCATACCTTCTGGAAAGCTAAATTTGTAGTCTTCTGGCTTCTCAGGAACACCTTTGGCATCACGTATAGCTTTTTGACGGGCTTCTCTTTCCTCGTCTGTAGCATCTTCTCCTAATGGAGCCAGTTCTTTGCCGGATGCTGTCTTTTGTAAATAGGCTAGGCCTTTCTCGAAACCTTGCCCGTCCTTCTGCATTCCTATCCAGTTCTTTAAATTGCTTGGTAGGTTGTCAATGGCTCCTTCTTGGAAGAGAACATCAAATGGACTGTCTGTTCTTCCTTGGTCCTGCATTATTGATGCACCTGCTTTTTCTGGCACAGGGGCCTGCATTCCTTCTGCTATTTCTGCAACTCCTTGTTCTACGGGTGCTTCTGCTATTTCTTGTTCGCTCATATCTTTTTATGTAAGTGTTTGTATTGGTTTACTGCTAAATCTCTAGCTGTGCAGGGAAACGATTGTTCCTCAGTGGTGGTCATATAAAGATATTTCCCTATCCATCGGTTGTAATAACGCTGTTGTAATGGGCTTCTTTCACCTTCCTTACCTAGCATTGCTATTACATCATCCCGCTCTCTCTCTATAGCACTTGTGTCTTTCTTCTTATTTCCTAGCATCATCTAATATTCTTCTCAATCTCACTGCCCGTCTTGCCCATTTCTAGGGCCATTTGCATTTGCTGAGCCTTGGCTTGGGCTTCACGCGCTTTAGCTACATCCTCTGCTCCAAACAATTCTTCTTCTGGTTGGCCAGAGTCTTTCCACAGGTTGCGATATTTAAGGTCCCAATTAGTATTATCCAGCACTTCGGGTCTCACTTGCACCACAAGGGCTATTGTCTGTAGGAATTGCATGAAGCTATTAGACCTCACAGCCTTCATAGCCATTGCCAGCTTGGACGTGAATATTAATTGAGGCAGTTCTATTTCTCCTGCCTGTTCTGATTCTGGATCAGTGACGACTAAATGCTGAATAATGTCATTAAACTCACCAGTTCTTAGCATGATTCCAAACACACGCTTCAAATAGAGTTCTATCACCTCTTCGTCCAAACGTGAAAATGTAGGAGAAGCACGTCCCACTTGTTCTTCCAGCATTTTAGCTGTTTCAAAAGCTGTTTTCTCGCGTTGGCGTTCGCTGTCTGATGTAAGCAATTTGAATAAAGGAACAAAGAATGAATCCTCTAGCTTCCGTATATCCCTATCCACCATGTCCTTAGACACGTTATAGTCTCCTGCGTATTTCCATTCTCTAGGAAGGTTCATAGCAGCATCCTCTAATGTGGCTACGGTGACGCCGAATGGGTCTGGATCATCCTCTTGCCCTGGACCTACAATAATGCCTGGGGAGGTGACACGGTTTCCTAATGCTTGTAGTGTCTGCTCTTTCTTTTGAAGGCTTCGTGCTCTTGAAAGTTGAATATGGGAAGGGCCTGTTCCATACGGGCTATCTCCCCATCTGTTAAATCGAGAACACATAAAAGGCTGCTCTTGATAGCCTCCTTCTCTTACCAAATTTTTGTCATCAAGGCAGACGTATATGCTGGCCCACGACATCTCTGAAGGAATATCAGAACCAGGCTTCACACCTCTGATACGTGGTTCCACCATGTGATAGAATTCAAACTTTTCTTCCTGCTTGGCTGGATTGTTGACAGCCTCCATCACCTTAGCACCGAGTTTGTCTGTCTCCTTCTTGAATTTTTCTTTGGCTTGTCTGGCTGTAAGCTTAAATTTCCTGACAAACAGATCCACCTGCTTTTTATGGTTTTCAGCTATGGCGTATTGCCCCACTGGTATATGTGTATGGAAAATCAAATCTTCCTCGTCTTCTTCGACTAAAATGAGAGACGTATGCATTGTGGACCTGTCTGCAAGAAATTCTTGTATCTCCAATTTAAAATTACTCTTATCAATCACTTTACGCATACGCTTGCCCACTATGCTGTATGCCATCTCTTTATCGTGGTCTTCTTCTCCTAGTGATTCCTGTGGAGCCTCTGTTTCAAACCAATCTCCTGTGAATAGCAGGTCATATTGTCCTTGTGCCAGTATCTGCGCTGCTTCAATGGGGGCAGGATCATAAATGTGGTCATACCAACCAGCATCCGTTCCTTTGCCCTTCTCTTGGGTTTGTATTTCAGAACGTCTAGGAATGAACAAACTCGCTACATCATCGGAGATGGTCTGATTATTAATGTAATGCTGACTATTGAATAATCCGTCTGCGCGTTGAATGTATGAATCTGCTGAATCTGGCATAATAGTTAAGAGCCTCCTAGTAATTGTTTTCCTGCGCCTAAGCCCGGATTGCCCCCTGCAATGATGGTGGCACCTATTCCCCTACGTTTTGTTTGTATCATTCGTGATTCTGCTCGGCTTGCCTGCATCACTTCAGGAGAAGAGGCTCTAACTACAGCTTGTGGTTTAACTGGCTCTAATGCTTTTGGTGGTTTAAAAGATTGTGAACCTATTGCACCAACTAAAGCTGAACCAGCTATAGTGCCTGCTGTTGAAAGTGCAGTGAGTCCACCTGCCGCCAAACCTCCTACACCAGCTCCTATTCCTCCGGTAACACCCCCGTAGAGTGCTCCCTTCCAAGGATCTCCTCCTGTTAAAGCTGCTGTTCCGGCACCAATTCCCGCACCAACAGCAACACCACCAACAATGGTGGCTCCTATTCCGGTGGCTCCTGCTGTTAAAGCTGATCCTACTGCTAAAAATAATGGTGCCATGATAAATATGTTTGAATATTATGTGATAGATCCGCTCATAAACCAATGACAACACCCGCCTGCTGTCAATCCTATCCTCTCTGTGTGCTTGAACGCCTCTACGTTCTCTGGAATCACCCACAGGAGACGTTTGTGGCCTTTAGAGGGGGCTATTACATCCCTTACATATTTAAACATCCTCACGGACGTTATAGGATGGAGGTCGTCTAAGTTAAACCACAAAAACACTGTTGGAAGCCACACCTCACTAAAGGCCCCACGTAATGCATCGCCCTCCATAAACACATGCGTCATATGAGGAACGTAATGACCTTGTGACAACATAAGCCGATGAACAGACAATGACACCTCTGGATCTGTGATTTTAACGTATTCCATTAATAAGCTGAGAATTTCTTTATCTTTAATTTCCGTTTCTTCTTATTAGCTGAGCCATATCCCGACCCACTATACGTGTATCCCTTGTCTATAGCTTGCGTTATACTACCAAATGCGTCTGCATAGTGGCTGGAGAAGTCTCCGTGGGGCATTTGCTTGATGGTTAAGCCGTCATTCTCTGTCTTTGTGTGATACATGCTCAAATGTTTTAGCATCACCGTAATACCAAAGCTGTCTGTGTTAAACACCATACGTTCAAAGCTCTCTTGTGTAGCGTTGATTCTATTCCATATGGCGTTCTTTATACGCTGCATGACACGCACGTCTGTCAGTCCCAGCTTTATAAGGTCTGCCCTAAATGTTGTGCCTGTGCTTGTTGTAATGTTTCCGTCATGAGGAAGAATATGGGAAGCATAGCCATAGGGCTTGGCTTTTATCAATTTCACCCAATCAGACACCTTACGTGGCCCGTCTTCCTTCAAGTCCTCACTGTAGCCACCCATTTGAGCATCAATAATGCGTATTTCCCCCATCACCTGTTGAAAGAATACACACCTCGTGTTCTCAGGACTCCCCAAATCCCATATGGTGCAGACAGGCAATCGGGGATCATGGGGGAATTTACCCACCCTGTTGTCGCTTCTAGCCTCATTTATCAATGTTGCGTATATGGCTCCCTCAATGGGCTGGTCCCAGC